AATCATACAATACTTCAAGGTTCCCCAACTTGGACTCACAAATGTTGGCGGTAACGGTTCGCCATGATGAGTTAATTTGTAACAAACCACGGTCAATGGAGCCGTCTTCGTTCAACGTCCAAACGACGTTGCCTTTGTTGTCCCATTTGGCGTTGACAGCATTTGGATTGCACCGCGATTCGCGCCAAGCAATGTGTGAGAACGTTTTAACGGGTCTCAAACCATATTGCCTGAACAGCGTCTCGTACTCTGGGCAGGTTTCTGTTTCGTCTATCTCGTTCTTTTTTGTAACTGCGTGGTCGTGTTTTTCGGGCTTACTGATTGCCGTTGCGCCCAATTTAACGAGGTTTTGGTCATATATGTCTTCAATCGGGCGCACCTCCCTTATCTCCTCCCTAATATTGTCCCTAGTGTTTATCGGTTCGTTTGGCGTTGTAATTTTTCCAAATGTCGTTGCTGTAAGTGTTCCAATAAATATAACAAAGAAACAAAATTGTCGTACCAGCGCGTTCTCCTTTGTCGGCGGTTAAAATAAAAACCGCAACATAACGACAACGGGTGTCGGGTGGTTGCGGCCTCTAATCCAGCATAGCGGAAATTACTGCAGGAGTTGATACAGGACGGTAAACAGGTCAAAGTCTGTTTCGTGCATGTCGGGTACCACACTCAAGTTTTTATTTTGTTTTTTACTTGCATCATTTGCGGCGACGCACTTTTTACAAAGGCAATTTTGCCGATATCTGATAACGGTACCGTGCGGTTTTAGTGCTGTTTTTTTGGGTTTTTTACTAAATGCGCTTCGCTCTAGTGGTGTCAAGCCTCCCCACATTCCCCACTGTTCATTAATCCCGTCGTTCAGGCATTTCTTCCATACTGGACAAATGTAACACACTTCACGAGCAACGGCGTAATATTCATCCTGATTGCTTGCCTCAAGCGGTGGATACCACAAGTCAATGTGCTTTCCCTTGCACAATGCTTGGTCTCTCCAAGTCATTAGTCGTTTGCGTTTCTTAGATTGCCCTCACGATACAATTTCACCAAGTTTTTTGACGTCTCTTCTACAAACACCACTAAATCACGCATTTTATTATCTTGCATTTGTATTTCCGCTTGTCTTTTTTTCAAATCACTTTCTAAAGTTCTCAAATACATAAACAAATTTTCCCAACCATCATAACGCAGTTCGGTGAGTGACAAACCCGTGTGTTTGGAAATGTCCTCCAAACTAACGGCTTCGTTCATCAATAACGAAGCGAGTCCGCTGACGGCCTTTGTCATGCGTTCCACCTCTGGTAATAGAACGCTTTTGGCGACGGATGGACGACCCACGTTATCAAACAAGTGTCTCATCGTTATTTGTTCCGTTGTTTTTATAGTTTGGCAAATTTCGTGTGACACAATCCCAACCGCATCCGACGTAACCCGCAATGTCCACCCAGTGGTCGCGTTTTTCAGGAGTCCATGAAAGACGGCTAACTTTAAGCAGCACCATCATCACCGCAACGTCTTGTGGTTCAATAACGAGACCCTGTTTACGTTGGATAATACGGTTCAAATATCTTTGCCACAAATCAGCAGTCATTCCAAAATCTTCGTAGGGGTCTCCGTAATCCTCATTACGGTCTCCAACTATTAGACCTGCTGCATCGTGTAGTACTTGTTTACGCTCGTTGGCTGCCATGAAATTTCCCTCTTGTTTACCCTATTAATCAATTGAACAAAGTCTACCAGTGAATTTACACGAAACAACACGTCGTGCTGCTTATTCCATGGGTGGTCGTGCAATACGGCTAAAACCCCCGCATCATCCAACTGTTTATAATATAAATAATGGTCGTCAAGCATTGCGGAATGTTCTTTTGCGGTGTGCGCGAGAATGGTTTTGTCTTGTGTGAAGTGAAGGTGGTCAGGAACCATGCCGTGCTCGTGGAGCCAATCGGCGGTCTGTGACCAAGCCTCCGTGGGACGTGCGGTAATGACATGGATTTTAACGTTCATGTCTCTCATCATTTCCCAACCACCGCGTGCAAATTGCATTGGTGGTTCTGACGCAAACAGACGGTGTGTGACTGAGGCGGACGAAAGCATGGCATCAAAAGATTTTTTACTTATGCCCCAATCTTCGTAAAAATTCCAGTGCGTAGGTTCTGGAAAATCCGACCTTTCTAGCACGTTTTCGCAATACTTTTTAAAAGCGTCCATGAACGGGTACAACACCCCGTCCATGTCAATCCCAACGTCAGTAATTTTCTTTTGTTTGTACATTTTGTAACTCCATTTTTACAGCGATTGATGAGTGTGTCTTTTTGTCCGTGCAAATGGGGGGGTATTTGTTGCTGATAACCGACACTACTTTTTGACATTTAGGGCACCTATAAGTATACGGAAGTTTCTTCATCGCTCCTCTTCAACATCTATTATTTCTTGATAAAAAGCATCGGTTGCCGTTGGTCCAAGACCCCCACTGGGTAAGGTGTTGGCTTGGTTGGCGGCACGTTGACCAAACAATCTAGACAGCACTCCGCTTGAACCGCGAGCCTCAACTTCAAAACGCACCAAATCACGAGTGTCATTTATGTTTTTAAACTTTTCTATCATCTCAAAAGCCCTGTCCAATTCGGATGACAATGTAACATCAAGTCCCTGACCCTCCAACTCTTCGGCAAAACGGGCAAACAAGACGCGGCTTACCTGCATTTCAATCATGGCTCTAAGGGCTGCCTGCAACTGGTCTTTAGTTCGTATTTCTACTGGCAACTTGAAAGCGCATTCTGAATGTTCCTTAAACGCGGGACATTTTGAAGCGAGATAACAATTATCGCACTGTCGCAAAAGTGCTCCTGAATACCGAATAACGTTGGTTTGTTCTGGCGCAACCTCAATTGATTCCCCATATTCATCAATGGTTTGCGACCCCATAGACGTAAGCGTTTCCACTCCTATGACTGGCAATAATAAGTGCTCATTTTCGTTCCGCTTTTCTGGAGGGGGTATAACAATACTTGTACCCCTGTTTTCCACATTTGTCAAACTACCGCTGTGGGGGGGTGTAATAATTATGTTGCCACTTTCTGTATCGTCATCGTCTTGTTGAACGTCGGGTGGTGCAGCGTCATAGCCCCCTAAAACGTGTTCTTCGTAGCGTTTCCACGAAACTATTGCCAAGTTGCTAATCGCATCCACCTCGTCAGCCAAAACGTTTTCATACGAAATTCCTAGACGTTCAATGTCAGATTTGTGTCTTTTACGAGCAGACTCCTTTTGTTGGGCGGGATAACGTCGTAAACCGTGACCAGTCCACACCTGTGTTTCTCCGTATCGCACGGCGCTTGTCCACGAATTAATCAACACGGCATCCCATTTGTAATTTTCAATATTGTCTGGTTTTGATGTCAACCCAACCATTTTGGCGCTCCACCGCATAGAAATGGCATTCAACCGATTGTGGTGGTGTTTAGTCAGTGCCTTGTCACTGACTGCTACTCTGCCATGTTTTTGGCAAATCCAATTGAGACGTTCAAGGTCTTCAGCATCGTTCCACAAGGGAACGTATTTTTCCCCTAACCATGTTCCGTCGTAGTCTGGACGACCTACAATGATTGTCAGGTCGTCGGCGTACGCCCGCAAGAATGCGTCGTAACGAGACACGTCTTCATCACCTTCAGACGTGTACACCAACAAATCACTGCTTTCGTATTTTGTTTTCAGGTCTAATTGTTTCTTTTTAGGAATGGACAAGTGGGTTAAATTAATACCGATGCGGCGCACCCCAGCAGACAAAAGCATTGAAGAATACATGCTTTTTTCTGCGCCCCCGAAATAAACCCTCATGTCCACCCAGCCTTTCGCCACACGGCCTGTGCGGAAAACTCCTCAACTTCCTTGCGATGTTCGTCGCTGTGGTACAAACGAAGGATGTGCACGCACGGGTCTTTCCCTTCTTCGTACTGTTCGGCTTCTTCTTGACTCAACGGCGTGCCGTCGTGAGCCTCACATATGGGAGGTGAGCACCAACCCATTTTTACCCCAACCTCAATCCACTCGTCTTGCCTCATGTTTCTCGCCAGGTTCTTTCTGCGTTTTTGAGCGCTTGCGTTTCTATCTCTTTTGTGATTTCGTCCCATCCCACAATTGTACGCGGTTTGTCCCATTCTGGTCGCACTGTGTATGGAACAGTCATCAAAAGGGTTGGAATACCTTCCTTCATTACTTTGGCAACGGTTTCTGGATTGATGTCAACGTACCAATCAATGCGGTTGTGGGCGGCGTGTACCGCCCTTACTCGGTCAAGCCTGTTGTCGGAGCCAGTTTCCCAATGAAAATCAATTGAACCTGGTTTAAACCCCTCTTTCTTCAACCATTGCATAATCAGTTCATGTTGGCTTTTGTCAACCCCGTCTACAAGCAGGCAGATGCGTCCGTTGTAGGTCGGAAACAACATGTTCCATAATTTGCGACCATGATTGTTTGGTTGACTAGCGCCGATGTCAGATGACCTATTGGCGATAACTTCAAAAGTAAAAACAATCATTTATCGTACAATCCCAGCATTTTTCTCTCTTTTTGCGCGTACCATGCTGCTGCTGGGCAATACATGCATAAATACTGGCGTTTTTCTTTTGGCACACCAATCTTACGACCAATTGTTTTGGATTCGTCACACCAATCTACGCATCCGCTGTTGGGACGATTATGCCTGTTGAAACAGTTCAAAGCATCTACTTTCAACTCGTCACGAAAATCTTTGATGATAATATCGTGATTTTTCAACTCGTTCTTGATTGCGGTTTCCGCGTCCAACTTGTCAGCCGTTTCCTTGTCGGTTCTGAAAATGAGAGCACGCCAATTTTCGTGGTCTTGGTTGCGTGCTTTATGACGTTCCAAAATATCCAACAATTCCATGTCGTATTCTGTTGGACCGTCGTACGGTTTCATTTTGTAAATGACACCATCCTCTTTTCTACCGTCAATGTTTCTCCAACAAACTAGAAGGCGATTGGGCTGGTCAGTCATGTTGTTTTCCAAACTTTGGTATCAGATTATCGGTTTTTTGTGTTTCGTGGTTTCAGGCTCTCGTCAAGCGTCAGTCCTAAAAAATTACCGCTTATAGGGTCTTCTACGTATGTAAATGGCGGTGGTAATCTCAAAGAACCAAACTGACCGCCTTTGGCAACCCTTACCAACGACCCTGGTTCAATATTTAATTTGGATTTATCTTTGTCCAAGCCGCTAGGATGCCATTCGTACACGGCTCCAACACGAGGTCTTTGTGGACGACGACGGGTGTCGTTTTTTTTATTGCGTCCATTTGGCATGTTTACATTATAGTGTACTAATCACTCGTAGTACGGTGTTTGTACTGGATACTCATTTCACCCATTGGCTTAGCAATCCCATTTGCGAAGGGATTTA